GCAGTATTACCTGCTATATTTCTAACGTGAGTTGTTGGATTAGCAAGCATAGAAAAATATCTCCAGCTATCTATTTTTTCCATTGTACTTTTAGGTACTTGTTGCCCTAACTCCTCATATATTTCATCTAAAACACTATACATTTCCTCATTGGATTTTACACTCATTAATTTTTCTTTCATATCAGCAGTAAATTCAAATAGTTGTAAATCTAAATTTTTGCCTTTTTTTATAGCTACCTGTTTCCCTTCAACTACATCAATTTTAGCTCCTTTTTTAGAAGCCATTTTTTGATTTAATTTTTTTACAGAACGCTCTATCCATAAAGCCTGACCTTCTGGTGATTGGTGAGCAATTATTGACATTGCTTGTACTGTTCTACCTGCTTCTGTTCCTGCCATAGCAGTATATTGAATTGCATCTTGTAATCTAGCTTTTTCACCAGTTTTAGAATAATATTGTATTAATCTATCGCCTAGTGCTATATCATCACCTGTTATTTTTTGTCCACCATCAATTTTACCTTTTAAAGTATCTAATGCTCTCTCAGTTCCTAATTGTTCTATAGTATAATCAGCTTTGTTTAATTGTTGAACATTGCTTTCTGGTACATAAGTATCTACTCCCATAAGTTCTTTTGCGACCATTTTTGCCTCTTTACTTACTAAATCACTTTCTATTATAGTTTTATATCTCTTTCTTTGTTTTTCTTTAAACTCTTCATTAAAAGGTGCATTTACTTTTAATTTGTCTACTTTTGTACTTTCTTGACCATTTTCAGCATTATTGACATAATTTTCTCCTCGTGGTATAATATTATTAATAGGATTCGTATCACTATTCGTTTCGGACGTTCTGTCTAGGGTATTATTTACATTAGACGTAGTGACAGAATCCATTTTTTTATTATTTTTAAATTTATACATAGTTTGCAATTCTAAATTTTTGTGTTTGTCTGAAACATATGTTATAACAACATTATTTCCATTTATATTCTTTTCAAATTTTATAACTGGTTTATCTTGCTTATTTTTTCCTTCATAAGATATATTATCGGCACTATTTATTATTAATGGTATATTAGCAAAATCTTGTTCTACTAAAGGAATTTGACCTCTTGTTTGCTCATTATTCATATCAGAATGTCCTTTTAAACTATGTCTAATTGCATCGGTTTTTATTGATATATTATAGTCACTAATATCTATCCCTATTTTATTTTTAACTATATTAGACACACTTTCTTTTACTTTTCCTATATACATTTTAAAACTTCCAGGAATACTTTTAGATTTTTTAGCAAAATTAATGATATCAACATTACTTGAAGCTATAGATATCTTATTACTTGATATATTTCTTATTTCTTTATCAGTATATCCATTGAACTCATTAACACTATTATCTTCGTTAATTGGTATAGCTGTTTTTTTCTCTTTCACAGGCACTAATACATCTTTCATATATGTTTTTGTGCCATTATTAGAAAAGTTATCTTTTATAAACTTTTGATATACTCCCGAAGTTAATTTTGAATATCTTATATCATCATTAGTAGTAGAATTAATATCACCTACATTTTTATAAATTTCTTGCTGTTGAGTAGAAAGCTTTCTTCCTTTGTTATCAGTGTTTATATAATTGACATTTGTATCTTTTTGTGTTATACTATTTTTAGTAGAAGTATTAGTAGTTTCCGTTAGGGATTGGCCCTCTCCGAAATTATTAGTACTTCTTTTTGTATATATTTTTTCTAATAAATTTTGACTTAACATTTTATTTAAATATTTAAAAACATTTCTTTTGCCATATATACTTTTAACACGATAAGCTCCATCTATTTTTTCCATAGAAAAAGGGACTATAATCCTGGAATCTTCACCTTCAAATTTACCATATACTTCTGTTAAAATTATATAATCATTTTGAGTATACTTATTTTTTGTATTAGTTTTCCATCTAAATATTCCAACAGGATTATCTAAACTATCTATTGTTCTAATAAAATTATCTTTCCCTAAACCATGCCAATCTCTTTTTTCATTATATCCCTTTTTTACCCCTTCTTCTTTTGTCAAAATATTACTAGTAACATGTGTTTCAAATATATTCATAGGAATTTTTTCTAAACCATAATTTACTAAAATTTCTGGTGTATAATCTCTTATTCTTATAAGACTATTTCTTTGTTCACCATTTTTTATAATTCTATCTATATCATTACTTAAATTGCTACTTATATGATACTTAGTTTCACCATCTATATTATTAAATTCACTATTAAATGCTTTTTCAAATTTATTTTTTACATCTGCCCAGTAAAGCTTTTCAAATTTATAGCCTGTTAACTTATTAACTTTATTTAGTTTATCTACAACCCAGTTATATACTTTCTGTGCTATATTTCTATCAGTACTTGTTATATTATTTACAAACTCTTGATTTCCAAGCTTTTCTCCTAAAATATCTGCTACCATTTCTTGTTCTATTCTGCTATTAAATTCTTTTTCTTCATAATTCTTATATTCCTCTGCATATATCTCTAACAATTCCTTAAAAGCTTCATCATAGTTATCTTGTTTTTTAGCATAATCTAATACAATTTTTGATAATCCCTTATACTCTCCCGTATTCTCCATATCGTGGACTATTTCGTGAACTGCTATACTTTGTAATGCTCTTGTACTATCTGCTTTTGGATTTATTATAACTTCTCTTTGTCCTGTTTCTTTATTTACTCTCCATAATGCTGTCTGGTTAGACCTTTTAAATACTGTATCATCATAGCTTAATTCTATTCCTCTTTGACTTGCCATATTAGATATTGTTTTTACTGCTTCATTTTCTATATCTATATTATATTTTTTTACACTTTCTACATACTTCTTTTGTACATTTACATCATTAATATTATTAACATCTACATTTTGAACATTAGAACTTGAATTATTCTTTAATTCTTCTACTGCTTCTTTTTCTGTATTTAAGTATTCATTAGCTGTATCTATATTAGTTTTTTTCTGTTCTACCATTTGGGTATTAATAACATTTAGGTTATTTGAATTTGCTTCAAGTTCAGATAGCTTTTCTGTTATTGTTCTTAAATCTTTTTTTGCTATTTCAATATCAGTCTGTGTAATAACCTCATTATTTTGTATCTTATTTACTATATTTATACTACTACCAAGTCCAGAAGAAGCACCATCTAAAATTAATGCACTCAATGCTCCATCAATACCTGCATTATTCATACGTTCAAGCATATTACTCCAATCAGACTCACCAAATACTAGTTGATTTGCTGTTTCTTGTATTGGTTCCATTAAAGCCTCTTGTATATAATTTTCTGCTATATTCGCACCATATTTTTTGAATGCTTCTTTCATTACACCTTTACCAAGACTTTTTGCACCTTCAGTAAGCCATCCAAGTTCTAATTTCTCTGTTGCACCTTCTGTAATTCCTAAAGCAGTACCATACACTAAAGCTTGCCCTTTTGTAGCACCTCTATCCTCTGCCTCTTTCATATAACTACCACCTGCACTACTCATAAAGTATGCTGGTGCTAAAATTTGACCACCTGGTACTGAATTTAATACTAGACCAAAAGTGCTATTTCCCATACTTGGTGAAAGTTCAGATGTTTTCTTTAGCATAGGATCTTGTGTTTCTTCATAATTTTCTTGTATTGCTTTGTCATATTCTTCTAGTTCATTATTAAAAGAATTTCTGATTTTATCTCGTGTTTCTCTATTTTTTTTATTTAAATTTTCTGCTCCCTTACCAAAATCTATATTTATCAACTTTTCAAAATCATCATTTATATGATTCTTTAAAAATTTCTCCATACCATTTTCCATATAATCAGTAAGCCAATCTGCAACTCCATAAGCATATTTACCAAATGATATTATTCCTCTATTAGCACCCTGTCTAGCATTATCTAGTACATTTACTGCATCTCCTAAATTCTGTCCGTTTTTTTGCAATGCTATTTTAAGATACTTTTCTACTTCTGACATATTAGAATTTTCTTTCTCTAACTCTGCCTTTGCATTTTTATAATAATCAGTATTATAATCTATTTCTTTTTTTACTGCATTTACACCTTTTTTACCTATATCAACAATAAAACCTATAGGTGCTCTAAAAGCATTTCTTGTTTTATTCAGTGTTTCATTTCCTAAATCACCTGACATACCATATTTTTGCATTTCCATGTATTTATCTAACCAAGATTTATTATCTTGATTTACTATTTGTTTTACATTACTTGAAATGGTATTTGAAATATTTCTTCCATTATTTATTATATTATTTAATGAACTATCTTGTTTTTTATTAGTATTTTCTTTCTGTTCTTTTTCTCTTATTTTATTCATCTCATCTTGCATTAGTTTACTCACACTACTTGAGTTACGTTCAACATTACTTTGAACATTTTTTCCTTGTTGTAATTTTTTTAATATATCATCTAATGTCATTATAAACACCTCATTTTACTTATTTAAAAATTCCACCTGTTAGCGCATTATAAACTCCATAAATAGATTTTTCCCAATTACTTATATTAGGAGTATATCTATTATCTACTTTAGCTGTTTTTAGTGCATTACTTGCTACATTTGTTATTGCATTTTGTATTTCTTCAGTATTGTCTGGTACATTATCAGCAGAATAAATATCTCCAACATCAAAGTTATACTCATCATCATATCCATAACCACTTGATGAACCTCTATAAGCATTTGCAAGTTTATCTTGTTCTTTTTGGTACTCAAATTGCTCTCTTGCAAGTGCATTTGCAAGTTTATCTTGTTCTTTTTGATACTCAAATTGTTGTAACCACTGATTTGAACTTACCCTACTATTTGTTAAATCAGTTTGTAAGCCTAAATTATTCCACATATTAGTCATTTGCTGTTGTAATTTATTTAGTGCTATTTGTGCTTTATCCTTATTTCCACTAAGTAGTGCTTCTGCTATCTCATTATCAAACTCTGTTTTAGCTCTTTCTGCATCACTTCTTGCACTTGCATATCTATTTTGATATGTGTTATATGCGTTAAGCTTACTTGTTTCTGCATATCCTGCTTTGCCAAGTCCCTGTGCATATGCATTTTCTGCTTGTATTCCATATGGATTTATAAGTTTTTGATAATCTTGATATGCACCTCTTGCTTGTTTTTGATAATCTTGTTCTGCATAATCTTTATTTTGATTTATTCTATTTACTACTTGATTTGTATTTGCATCCACCTGATCTGTTTGTATTTTACTTTGTTCTTCTAATAATTTATTTTGCTGATTTAAACTATCTGCATATTTGTTTTCTAAATCATTATATAATTGTTCTGGATTCATCTTAAACACCTCTCTTATTTCCATTGCTTGTACCAACTATAAATATCCCTTGTTTATTCCCATTTGATGTACCTACCCACACCTTACCTTTTTTCTTTACTCCATTTATAAAAATAGATGCACTATATACATCTCCTGTAAGTAATACATCTATTTCTTTTTGGTCTATATACTCTTTATTATTTTGTATACTCTTTAATGCTACATATACTTTATAGCTCGTTATATTATTAGTAAATTTCTTATATAATATATTCTTTTCCTCTTCTGTAAAAGAAAAGGTATGTTTTCCATTGCTACACTCTCTATAATCTATAAGTGTATTATTATTTGTATCTAAAATGCCTATTTTATTAACTACATTTGTTATAGTATTAAAAGACACCTCTAAATCTTTTCCAAGCTTTAAATCGCCTATTTCATTCATTCTACATATGTCTAGCGTTTTAATAGTTTTAGAGTTACTTGCATCGCCCACTAATGTTCTTCCCTCGCTGAATCCTCTAAGCTCTATTTTATAACTTGTATTTGGATCTAAATTAGTTATAATTGTATAAGGATGTCCCATAGTACCTTTCCATTCGCCATTATTAATTCTATATTCTAATCCCCAAAATGTGCCTGATACTACCTCATAGTTTACTCTTACTGTATTTAATGTAATCTGATCTATACTTTTTATATTTACTACAGGTTTTCTTGCAATATCAGTTAATCCTAAGCTACCATTTACTTCTGCTATTCCTGGCATAAAGTATTCTGAATAATTTTCTATCTTAGCATACACACCTATACTTTTTTTACCATCATCGTTGTGATATACATCAAGTTCTCCCTCTGCTATTGTTTTTTCATCATATTTGCCAATACTTAGCTGTGGACTACTATCAAATACTCTTGTTCCTGCTATATCTACACATACATATACACTATATCCATAAAAATTATATTCTGTGCTTGCAAGTTTTAAATTCCAAGCAACTACAGATTTATTGTTAGCACTATCAACTGATTTTTCCCATACACTAAGTTTTAATTTGTAACTAGCCTGTGATGAATTTGCTTCAAATATTGCCATGTATTTTCACTCCTTTAATCATCAAATATTTGTATAAATATCTCACCCTCTGCAAGAGGTGGTACTGCTGTTCCATAGTTTATTTTACCTTGCTTTTCTAAGTTTAGTTTCTTTCCCATTTCAGCACTTAATACACTTGTGCTTCCTCCTGCTGTTAAATTATTTACAACTGGCTTTATACCTGCTTCAACTTCTGGTATTAAAACAGTATTTATATATGTTTTAATAAGATTTGCACTAGTATCAAAGGCTATCTTTAATTCACTGGCAGATATTGTAGGCTTATCTGGTAAAGATGTTATTATATTTACATTTTCATTAAACTTTGATATTGACATTTTATCTCCTCCTATCTTTTTACATAACTTCCTGTATATGCCTCTATTGTTGCATCATACAGTCCAAATGGCTTATCTAACTCATCACTATAAAATTTTAGTTTTAATTCGATAAACTTCTTTTGCTTGATCTTATACACTACATATGAATTATTTTTAGTTGTAAAAGTAAATACACTAAAATCTATATTATTAAAATCAAAACCTGTACCAACAAAAGTTTTTACAAGTTTCTCATCTTTTTTATTTGTCTCAACGGATATTTTCATTAAGCTATTTTGAATAGTCTTAATTTTGGCTATTCCGCCTCTCTTATTTGTAGTTTTTAAATGATTTGGATTACCAAAAAGATCGTTTGGTGTAGTCCAACAAGAATATATTATATTTCCATTATCGTTTGTGCCACTTAACAAATATATCCTTCCACTATTACTACACAAATAAAGATTTCCTCCATATTCTTTTAAAAGAACTATCTTATCACCTAAATTACTAAATTCCCAGTAATACCATTCGTACTCATAACTGTTAAAGGAACTATACTTTTGTCTGCTATCTGCAAGATATATCTTCCCATCTACTAAACACAGTAAATATCCATTCCACTCAGCAAACTCTATATCTGTATAGTTATTCTCATTTATGAATTTAGCATCTATTAAGCTACTTCTATGACTTGTTATTTGTTCTTCTAATATATTTCCTACTATTCCCTCAAGTCCATTTTTAGAAGCAAATATAATATCATCACTAAAATTAATACATCTACTCACGCATCCTTGTGATACGTTACCTTGTTTACTAGGATATATTTTTCCATATTCGCTATCTATTGTTGGTATATGATAAAATATAGTATCTAACTGTTGAGAGTCTTCTTTAAATACCCATAGTAAATTATTACCTATTGTAAAATCCTTTATTGCACTATCTGATGTACCATCTTGATAATAAGCTAAGTCTGAAATATATGCAGGATTTTGCAATTCGCAGTGAAAAACGGCATTTTGATAGTCTGGATTCCCTGTAAAAAATATACGATTATCAAATACTAGACTTCTATTACAATTTGATATTCTTGTATTATAATCTGTACCAGTTTTCTCAAACTCTATTACAACATTATCTTGACCATCTGTTAATGGTTTGGCTGGTGCTTCTGTAAATGTTATACAACCTGTACCACGATTTACTGTATATTTACTGCTACTAACTAAAGTATCATTTATATATACTGTTACATCAGCCTCATCCAACAGTACTGTATCTAGGTAATATTCTTTGCTTTCTCCATCTGCTACAAAGCTATTCTTTCTCTTAGGAGTAAGCACATTTACTGCTTGATAAATAGTTCCACCACTTGTTGCTAATCTACTTATTGTTGTAGTAGGTACAAATGCCTCTTCTTTTACTTCCTTTATACTATTGCCATCATATACAAGATAATTTTTACCATCATTTATATATAGTTTATCCTCGAATACTACCATAGAACTTTTAGCATTATTCATATCCGAATATAAAAGTATAATATTTTCCGATGCAGGAAAACTGTTCCAGTTGTATAGTTTAGTACCAACATGTACTATAGCTCTTTTTACATTATTTATATCAAAAATATAAATTCCATTTATTTTATCCTCAAATGTATTAAGTAGTTCTAGTCCTTGTCTTGTCTCTACACATTGTCCTTGAGTACTTTCATAGTTTTTATACATATTTATACAATTTGGGCTTCTATTAAGTTGTACTTTTGCAGGATCATTTGTAAAATCACATCCTGCAAAATTACTATATACTCTTTTTATTGGAGTAAGCATTATTCCTCCTCCTTTCGTTATATATCATATCCACCTGATACAGTAATTACAGGTAACATTGTTCTTGTATCAAGTTTATTTATTGCCTCTTCATATGCTTGTCTAAAGGCGGTATAATCTGCACTAGGGTCTGATTTAAGTAAGTTATCTGCTACTTTATATGGTAAAATATTTTGAACATCTTGATCCAATTCAAGTTCAAAATCATTTTCTGTTACTTCATTTATAAAACTTGGATATGCATAATATTCTATTTTATATATTGCCTCTGAGCTATCATTTATATATATTTTCTTTTCTGTTTCTATAAGATAAAAATCTCCATCAACTAACTTATTTGTATTACTATCTAATGCAATTACTGCTTTTAGCTGATACATGTCCGCAGGTAGTGAATACGCTGTATAATGTTCTTCTGTAGATGTAATCTTATTTATGTTTTTAATCTTTCTTATTTTCTTTAACTGTGATAGTTCTTGATATGGCTGATTATATAAATTCTTAATCTTATTTTGAATATCTTCATCTTCAGTAAATAATTCTGTGCTCTCTGGTGCATACTCATCTATAAGACTTAATACAATTTTTATATTTTCTTCTAAAGTCATACTTCTACACTCCTTTTATAGACTCTAAATCTTCTATTGCCTCTTCTACTGTTCTCATTTTATATGGTGGTATAATATATCCTGTATCTTCTCCCCATATTAGTTTCATACCTTCTACTAATTTTTGCTTTAGTACAGTTTCTTCATCAGTTTCTGTACTACACTCATTAGTAGTTCTTTTTACTTCTGTTATAAGCATTAAATCTTTTATTTTTTGATGTATTTTTCCTGCATTATCTGGTAATATAATTTCATCTTCTATATCAGTATCTTTATCTACTGTTACACCAAAGAACAAATGTGTACTTGGTGCTATTATAAATTTCTCTATTTTTTCTTGTTTTTTAATCATCTTAAATTCCCCCTCTGACATAATAGGTTACTCCCTATATTTGTCCATATAAAAAAAGTGGGAGCCTAAGCTCCCTATGACATTAGTAATGATATTGCAGTTTCTCTTAGACTTTAATACAATATATCTCTTTTGGTCTTACAACCTTTGCACCAAATACAAATAGCGCTTTTAATGCATCTTGGAACGCATCGTGTGGTCTATATGCTTCTGTTTTATCTATTTGCCCTGCATAAGCGATAGCTTTTTTAGTTCTAAGTATATGTATTTTCTTACCATCTTCAGTTTCAGGTAAATTATTTTCAACAGATATTAAAGCATTACCATATCTACCAACATATCCTTTCTTAGACATTTCAACATTTTCAGTAAATAGTTCTGTTAAAGATTGTCTAATTAGAGTAAATGTTTTTGGAGCTACTTCAAAATGTAATTCTTCAGTAGTTTTTACATTATTTGTATATAGTACTGCTAATCCATCTTCAAGAGTTGATATTGCATTTGATTTAGTTATAGTAGCTTCAGCAGAAGCTATTGTACCATCATCTACGCCTTCTTTTACTATTTTAGCTATATATTTGTCTGCTTCTTCAGCTAAACCTTTTCCTGCTTCTTCAGCTAAAGCGTTCATTAGACCTGGATTAGATTGTGCTTGGTCTATGTCTTCTACTTCATAGTCAAAATATCTAAATTGGTCTATTTTTAGTAATTGAGAACTATCTGTTGCTTGTTCTCTAGTAAGTGCAGTACCTGGTACATAAGTTCTTATTGTAGGTCTATTTACTCCTAGTATTTTTACCTCTTTTGCATATTTTATTTCACCTTCAAATTGATAATCTGAGTGATTTTTTAAACCTGTTACAGTTTCTAATACAGTTTGTATTTTCTTACTCCAAACTGTTCTTTGAAAATTTGTTATTGCCATTTTAAATTCCCCCTTTTACTTTTGGCAAGTAAAAGTAGGTATAGTTTATTTTTTCCATTTCTCCATAGATTTTTCAACAGCTCTCATAAGTTTTGGGTCATCTAAGTCTTTTGATGAAAGCTTACTTACTTCTTCTGGTGTATAATCTTCTCTATACTTATCAGTAGTTTTAGCAGTATTTCTTACACTACCTGTACTTGCAGGTGGTATTTTCTTTTCTACCTCTTTATTACTGTTAAGCTTTGAATACATATCGTATATTTCAGATATAGCAATAGATTGACTAAATTTAGATGCAAACTTTTTAAATTCCGCATCTTGTAATACTTCTGTGTTAATTCCCTTACTCTTTAAGTCATCTTCTGCTTTTTTATTCATCATATACTCACCAAGTTCATTAAATAATACTCTCTCATATGTTGTTCTTTGGTTTAATGGTTTATTATATATAGAACTTGCTATCTCATTTATTTCATCTTCTCCAAGCTCTATAATCTCTTTTGCATACTCTCTAGCAAGTATTGTTTCTTGCTTTTCTGTTAAAGTATTTTGTTTATCTGGTATATCTATTCCTTGCTCCTTATAAAAGTTCTTTAAAGAACTAGATATATCATCAAGATTATCTTTTCCCATACCTACTTTCAACGTATCGAAAAGTTCTTTATATTTTCCGATTTCTTTTTGAGCTTTCATTTCTGATTTTTTATAAGCTCTGCTTTCTCTTTCTTTTGCTATTCTTTCTACTTCTGCATCCATTTCAGCTTTTGTATAAAGCTTTTCTTTTACATCCTCTTCGGAAGTTGGTTCCTTTTCTTCCTCTGTATCTGTAAATTCTTCTAATTC